GATTAAATTCTGTGTATAGAATCTATTTCTCTGAAGTAGACACTTACCAGCACGGTTCTAAATTCCTCCCGAAGAATAAATCTGCAGACAAAATGAGCACTGTGCGTAAAGTCTTACCCAAACTTATAACAGCTAGATTGGCTGCAACTAATGAGATAACAAATACAACCGGTGACTTAACTGAAACTCTTACAGGTGCTTCAAAACTCCTTGATGAATTAGACAAAGCTCAAAATCTGCAAAGTATTTACACAGAGGCTCAATCTAAACAGCTAGCTATAATGGATGTTCATAAAACTCAACGATACTTGTTTGATTTTGAAACTCATAGTTTCATCCCAGAGATTGAATTAAAGGTTCTGGATAATCTTCACAAAATACGTGACCCAACAATTGTATTGGATCGAATATTATATAGAGTTATCGCTGTAGGCGATCTTTTGTTCTTCATATCTAGTGATAACCTATTCGCTATGATGAAGCACCATTACGCTCGAATGTTGCAGATGATCACAGCCATAGGGAATATTAAAGCTTTATGTGCAATGAATTACCCAAATCTGGATACTGTAGTCATTATAAGACGATTACTGAATGTAGCGCAATCTGTTAGTAAAATAAATCCCAGTGCTGTGCCGTTAGTCTTTAAAGGTGCTAGAGCTTTGTGTATTGCCAATATGAGTGAAGACAATTTCTTATTTGATGATCCTGTTAGAGCTTTTGCTGAGACCTTTGGAGATCTTAGAACTGAATGGTCGGTTAAAATACATGATCTATTAAAAGAAGAGATACCCGATAAAGTTCCCAGAGTAAACTTTTGCAATATATTCAAAGCATTTATCCATCCTGATACACACTTGTATAGAGTTTTTGAAGGGATTAAAGATATCCGTACTCCAAACATTGTGGAATATAAGTTAGCTACCAGATTCAAACATACTTTTAGGCGTGAGATGTTCAATTCAATGAGGGCTAATGGTATGGATGTAAGATTAGAAATGTCTGATCCTGTGTCGCAGCCTAGCAAGCTTATGATTTCAGCAAATGAGTCTAAGGCAAAATTTGATCAAATGAAGGTTTATGGAATTTCAGATTGGTATAATGTCAAAATTGCAAGGTGCAGAGAAATACCAGAAAGTCACGAAGTGGAAATACCAATTTCATCCAAATCTTCATCCAAAGAATTCAAGTTTACTGCTTCTGACTTGCTTAAAGCGGTTCAGGAAACTAAAGATCAGGCAAAGGTAAGTGAGGAAAATCCTTTCTCAACCAAATCAACAGTGAATGACGTTGTGTCAACTCTGAAAGGTGAAGCAACTTTGGGTGGTGAATATGGTATTAAAGAGTTCAAGAGGTTAATAACTGAGCATGAGAAGTTTGAGCGTGAATCCGGTTATAAGACTCCTGAAGACATACCACCAGAGACTTTAGCAGACTTTGTAGAAAATAACCCAAAAGCTAGGTACCTTGTTTGCACTGAACCAAAATGGGGTGAGAAACACAAGATTGATCCAAGACTCTTTTATATGGCATCCCAAAAGATGAAATCCATGACCCAGATGACTGAAAGAATAGTTAAAAACTGTACTTTAAAACAAGCTGGTGTTAGCATAACCAAGTCTTTTAGAGACAGACGTCGAGACTTGGAAAGAATGTGTCGATTAATGGGCTCTTCAGTATTAGAAGAAGGAGGAATTGTTGATGAGGCAAGATACTCTCTCTTCATCTCATTTGATATGGAGAAATTTTCAAAACGTTTTCCCATGAGGTTGGTTAGAATGGCAGGGGAAGTTTTAGCTGAAATAACTGGAGAGGAGGCATACAAACGACTAGATATAGTGTTTAGAAGTGCAACTGTTATTCATAATACTAGAGGGTTTTTCAATCATTTGTCAGGAATTAAAGGTGGGTTTGAGGGTTTCTTAAATTTTCTTTGGACATCAATCCATGCTGTTATAATGAGAGTTGCATTAGAAGTGATAGGCCAAGCTGGTGATCTATTGGCATTCTCAGATGATGGATTGTTAAGGATCCTTATACCGCGTAATTGGTCCAGAGAACGGGTGAAGCAGATGATATCTGAACTCCAGGGTGTTTATCGCAGATTTGGGCTTGAATTCAATTTAGCAAAGGTATTCATATCATCTTCTGTATGGGAGTACCTAGGAGATGTAGCATACCAGTGTAAGCTTGTTCCTATGTGGATCAAAGAAGCTTCATCTTTAGGCTTGCTGACCACAGGTAAAGGATTGAATCCTTCATATCTCAAAGTACAAATGTTAGAAGGTCAGGCAGACTCTCTTGTTGCTTCAGGTTGCTCAGCTCTAACAGTCTTTATACTAAAGCATATCTATTATATACTCCATATGACTAGATTCATTCCTAAAGACAGGGTTGATATATTCGTTATTATGTCTGTATTACCACCAAGTTTCTCTGGGCATAGAACAAGAAATTACATGGAAATGTGTATGTCTGCTAATTTTGATCCGTTAACTGTGGTTGGGGATGATCTAGTATCAATTAAATCAATGTTTCCTACCGCAGTTGAGCGTGTTGTTGCTGGAATAATTGATCAATTGCTCCCGATAGAAAATCCAGTTAAAGCAATGATTTCAGGATTTTTGACAAATTACTCAGGACCCAAATGCTCTGGTCAAGGTGTTATAAGGCAAGCTTTAACTAGGTTACAGGACAAATTAGGTGGTAGAGTTGTTCCAGATCCATTTAGTACAGCTAATTCTAAGAAAATGAATGAATTCATTATGGAAACAGTTAATATTGATGTCTCAATTTTCCGGACATTTCTCATGTCATCACCAGAATGGACAAACTACAATGAATCTGTAGCTATGATTCGTTCGTCAGCTGCCATAGGTCTTTTGGGAAGGAAACTAGTTAGAGGACTTCAGAAAGCTGACACTATAACTGTTGAACGTTCTGTTAATCACATAGAGCGATTAATATCACTCTCATCTTTGACTATAAAAGGTGATCCATCTGTTGAATTAACAATAGCAACTGACAGGGTATGCCTTAAAGACCTATCTGTCTCTTTGACTCGCTTATCCCATCTGAGCATTCTGAGAAATAATAATGATTCGCTTTCCGACAATGAAGGTGTAATTTCTAATAAAGTTGTTTACAATGCAAAGTATCCTAGTTCAGAAGTTATGGCAGAGCCTAGGCTCAAATATGCAGGAGGTATGACATCACTAGGCTGGTCATGGGAACTTAAACGACTATCAGCTGATAGACACAAGAGGAATGTTATGTCTACCGCAGCTTCCATGATAGCTCGATTCCCAGATTCTATGAGTTTTATTAGAGGTCTTTTACAAATAAATGGATATGATGTGCCTCCAGCTCTCTATGATATCCAAAGGAATCTTTCAAGAAGGGGATTAACACATTCTTTTGACGCAAATATTCGATCAACCTCATTCATCTCTAAAATAATAAAGACTAGCTATACCACAAATGGTTATATGTTAGTTAAGTCAAGAGTTGGTGTTGATAAGGCTTTACCACTTGTTCTAGCAAGAGCACTAACACAATATAGATTAGAAAGTAGATTATTGAACTATAATACGAGTGTAGTTTTATTACCAGCTATAACTTATGAATTCACTGAGTTGGCTAGATTAGTGTTTGTTTACCCACAGGTTATGAACCTTAAAGATCCAACGAAAAGATTCTGCCCTTTTATGACATTGACTGATGAGTATACACGATCTTTTATTGAAGCATACAAAGAAGCCTTATCTAGTGCTAATATGTTAGAATCAATTGAAAGTGCTTCAATGTCAGGAGGAATCTACAAAACTGAGGAGGAAGCATGGATAATGTCAAGAGCCATTGAGAAAGGGGCAAATTGGCTAAGAACTATGAAAGATAGAGTCTCATTAGGAAATTACACTTTTGATGATTTTCCCATTAGTCCAGTGTTCACAGCAACATGCATAGTGTCTTCATGTATGAGGAATGCCATATCCTATGTCGATAAACGGTCTTTGAAGATATTATGGGACAGTGTAAAGGGTCGTGGAAGCAAAATCCCAACAAGCATACAGAAACTAGTTATGGAACGATATAATTCTAATTGTCAGTTTGTTATTGATATATTACTGCGTGGAGATCTGCGTAATCGAGTGGCATCCTTATATCAGGATCCTTCAACTGCTTCGGCCACAATGGCATATGAACTGTATAAGTTGTGTGATTTGGATTTTCTCAAGAAATACATAATGAAATCTCATAACACAGAACCAGCATCTATTTCTCAATCTGAGGCCTCTAGCATCCGGAAAATATTCACAGCATTCGTTTCACACTTATATGAGGAGGGTAAACAAACTCTATGGAATGATCCTAAGGTTGCTTCAGCAAGAGTAGAAAGTCATGATAGGTTATTAGACGTTGCAACAGCAGCCGAATCATTAATTAGACCTTCAGAACATAGGTCAATTCTTAATCCCTATAATAAGAAAATGGCTCGAATAGAGGTCATGAAGATGTATACTGTTGCCTCTAGGTATTTCAACATGTACGTGAAACGAGTTACTTTGGGTAATGTACCAGAGCCATTGTTACCAGCAACATTCCATCTAAATGAACGTGAACAACAGCTACTAGAACACCAACTAAATGACCAGGGATTAGGTGAGGATCATAGGAGAGCTTTAAAACAACCAATACTCCCAAAGTTGTTTGATAGACTCCAAGTTTATGCCAGAGCATACGCAATTGGATATAGTAGAGCACATAATCCTAAAATTAAGAAGTGTAAGGATCGAATGGAATGGTTAAATTCAATGAAATGTGATTCTGCTAATTATGCAGCAATGAATAATGCTTTCACTGAATTATACAATTTGTTCACTGATGGCTTAGTAAGACATGCTATATTCATAGACACTGATGTTGAGAAAGCAGCTCTAAATGACATAACTCCAAGAGTCAGGCCTACCATACCACTTTGTTCAGTTGTCAACCGAGCCAATCAACTATATTACTCGAAGTTTAACCTCACAGTCTTCAGGAATTACAGATCTCAAAATATACAGAAACTTATGAAACACCATCTCACACTGCTTAAACTAACACTGAATATGGAAAATCGCCCTGTATACCGTGAAGGCAACATCTCAAGAGCTATATCCTCTGATGAAGCTGAAGACCCAATAGATATCATTATTCCTGGAGAAACAGAAATCTATGATATGGGTAAGGATCAGCCAGCTGGTTTTACAGCAACTCTGAAATATTGTGGCAATAGTGAAACCTTAAAAACACCTCTCAACCTGTCTTTGGTATTTTCTGTATCACAAAAGCCTCATGAACTTGCGAGTGATTATGCCTTAATAAATTCATTATCCACAGCTGCATTAAGTATTTTCTTTGAACCTCAAAAATCATACTATATACTATGCGGATGCTTTGCTGGAGGTTATGACTATCTGAAACAAGGGCATAACATGTCTATAATACCTCCTATTGTAGATGGTGATGGTGTTAGTAATAACTTATCACAATTCTTTGAAACTATGAGCATAGCACAGGCTTCAGATGCTGTTTGGTCGGACACTGCTTCTATAAGATCTTTATCAAGTATATCTGATTCCAGGAATAGTGCTGTGTTTGGATCAAAACTAGAAGGAGTTTCCTACTTTGGGGATGTTAGAGTAGTTGTCAACAATTCTGATGCCTTATTACAAGCAATAGCTGAGGCTATACAATCTGATCCGTCTTCTGCACAATCACATGCTTATTATATAGCATTCTTGTACTGGGCTACACATGTAGGGGCAACAACAGTTACTGGGCTTGAGTATCACATGGAGAAATTTTCTCTGGTATTGCGAGACCTACTTTCTGATAATAATCATAGGAAATCCTACCAAAGCTATACAGGTGCGGTCATGGCCTGGTTTTCTCAATTCACACTAACTGCAGGAGAATCTCTTGATATGGAATTGCTTAGTGACTACAGAAATTCTTTGAACTGTTTGACAATTGATTTGGCCATACATCCTAAATGTGTTTTAGTATCAGGAACACCACCAGTAGATTTTCACTTGGAATATACACAAACTGTTGTGGAATTTGTAACTGCAACAAAATATTCTGTGACTAACGTGATAGTGCTATTCTCTAATATAGAAAGTTTAATATTCCCTATTGATGATTTGGAACCTGATGAAGAATCAC